GTTCTGTTACCTTGTTTAGGTTTAGAACCAAATTCCTTATATTTACCATCTTTGGAGCAGTATGCTTCATTATCTTCAATTGACCCTTTAATAGCTTCAAAATGAACATCAGACCCTAACCATTTCTTCAAATACTTTTTCATCTCACTAAATCTTTTTTGATTTTTCATAATTATAAAAGCCTGAAAATGTTTTTTATTAGTTGATGGACAGATTTCTTCACCATATGCTAGAAATCGTATGTCATCATCTATATCTGGTATTGTTTCAGTAAAAGAAGTGAAGCAAAAATTCCTGAATTTTGCGTTTGCCTCAAAGGATTTAGTATTACCCTTTGAGCACTTCTGAGGCATTTCAATGATATCGTGTTGTGACATTTGTAAATAATGATTTTATGTATAATTTAAAAAATTGTCTTTAAATAATAACCGATTGTCTTTAGAAATCCTATCCCAAATAAAGTTCTATCTCTTAGGAACATTAAGTATTTGAAAAGCAAATATTAAGCATCCTCATAATGAAAGTCCACCCAGAACTCAATATTCGCCGGAAGTTGAGTAGCAGAAAAGTTAAAGTTATCAGCAGCAACAGCATAATACATTAGGAATAAACCTCTAGTATTTGTAGTTTGAGAAGCATCATTGAAACAATGAGTAACAGGACAGTGTTTAGTAATATCAACACGTTTAACTGCGTTTAATTTGAAATCATTATTAGCAAAGAATTGATTAGCAACATTACCACCAGTGCCTTCAGCAGCAGCATAACCAACTTTATGTGTCCATCGTTTTTTTATAGTCCAATAATCCGTATTTATAACACTTATAATATCTTTTAGAGTTCCTACAGGAGCCGCGCTTGTTGAACCAGCATTAAATAAAACATCTATATCACCACCAATAGGAGCAAAACACGGAGTATTTTTGACGTACCCTAACATAAGTTGAATTTCCATAGGTCTACAAGATGCATTAAATACTGCATCATATGGATTGGGTCTTAAAATATAATTTAAATAAACCTTTTTAGTTTTAATAATATTCCCAATTCTTGAACCTTGACCTACACCTTGTCCAACAGTCCAATAACCACTTAATGGACACATAGGAAAAGCATTAAAATCAGGACTTTCTCTAACGTTTCCAAATGATTGTCCACTATTAATTTGAACACATTTATTCTCAATATTTAAAGAGATAGCTTTCTTAACATAAGATTTAACAGAAGAGGAAACAGAAGAGGATTTTCTTCCACCACGGGCAGACTTCTTCTTGGAAGAGGTCTTGCGTGATGTGCGTCGTCGTTTTGTAAATGTCATTTATAATATAGGCGTTTTTCTCTTTAATATCTTTACCTTCTTAATACATATATTAGTAACTTCCCGAGCGGACGCCGTCCCGACAGGGGGCGTGTAAGCGTCAGTACTGGGTGCCGCTCTATTTAACCCGAACTTTTCGGGGGCGGTATCCAGCTTTCTAACACTGAACCGACGTAATAGTTGTTCAATGTTGTCTTTTTCATTTCTGTTTTTGTAAACTTCATCAGGCGGAAGACTGGAAGTAATAATAACAGTTTTGCTTGTAAACGGCATCGGTTCGCGGCAACGACGTCTAACACAATGAGGCCATTTATCTACTAATTGAAGTAATTCGTTATAAGGAATATTTCCACGGAAGTCATTTATAATAATAGTATGCTGTTGAGTATATCCGTCCCACCAGCCATTATCATTTGGAACAACGTAATGAGTTTCAGGAGTAAAGTTTTCAAATGCTATATGAGACTTGCCGACACCTGTAGGCCCATAAAACCAAATCCCATTTGTCATTTCAGTTCTGAATTGTTTTCTCATATAAATATCTTCTATCTTTGATAATGTTCTTCCGTACTGATGATATATAGCTGGATTGTCTATACAAATATCGTCTACCGATGTTTTTCCACTTAATATATCATCTTTTAAGTCAACTAAATCTGTTCTGTTACCTTGTTTAGGTTTAGAACCAAATTCCTTATATTTACCATCTTTGGAGCAGTATGCTTCATTATCTTCAATTGACCCTTTAATAGCTTCAAAATGAACATCAGACCCTAACC